ATGACGAAAACTTTCAAAGGCATAAAGGCGAGATTGATTTGGTCTTTACTTCTCCTCCTTACTTCAATAGAGAGGCTTACAGTGAGGATGAAAACCAGTCTTACAAGAAGTATGGCAGCACCTACGAGTCATGGAGAGACGGATTTTTGAAGCCTACTTTGGAGACAGCGGTTGACTGGTTACGATCGGGCGGATATCTTCTATGGAACATCGCTGACATTCTCATCAAGGGAGATTACCTGCCTCTTGAAGAAGATTCCAAAAAGATACTACTTGACAAGGGCATGGAGTATAGATATACTTTGAAGATGGCGTTGGAAGGAATGCCTGGTCAGAACCGCGTCGGGGAAGACGGCAAGCCTAAGTGCAAGAACTTCTGTAAAGTGAAAGGAAAATATCTCAAATACGAACCAGTATTTGTGTTTTGGAAGCCATGATGACAACTGATGAAAACATCGGGACCGTTCTCGATCGTATGATCGACGACTACATTCTGAAACTTCGTGAAGGGACTAGCACTCGGAAGCCTAACTTTTCCAACCTCATTCGCATCTACAAGCCAGCCAAGAAAGACCTCAAGGTTCTTGTCGAGGACTACGACAAGATGATTTCATCTTTGCAAGCGGCTATCGACGAGAAGGACGAGGAGTTGGTTGAGGCTTGGGACTTTCTTCCAAAGACAAAGTTGAGCCATCTCGCAACTTTTGCCGTTTCTGTTCGTGACTATCTCGAAGATAACAGCAAGATTGTTCGTAAGAAGAGAAAGCGAACAGCCGAATCTCAGACTAAGAAACTTCAGTTCAAGGATGAATGTGAAGGTGTAAAGTCTATCAATCCCGAAGATATTATTGGTGCCAAGACTTTTGTGTGCTATAATTGTAAGCAGAGGAAGATTTACTTCTACGAGAGTGAAGACGGCTTCGAGATCAAGGGCACGACTCTACAGAACTTCGACCCAAACAAATCTTACGGCAAGAACTTCGGAAAGTCGAAGCACACTCTGAAGCAGATTCAAGATATGGGCATTCGAGCCATCAAGGTGGAGATTGACAAAATCAACAACAAGAGTCTAGAAGCAACTGGTCGCGTGAACAGTGATATGATTCTTGTCAAAGTTTCTAAGTGAATGGATAATAGTGATACTCCTAGACAATAGCCAGATTATTCTGTCTAACATTTTCCAAACAATCAAGTTCAATCCGAACATCGACCAAGACTTCCTCCGTCATATGGTCCTCAACACATACCGAATGTATCGCTCCAAGTTTTCCGACTATGGTGAACTTGTGATTTGTAACGATGCGGGTCATCCTTGGCGACGAGAAATCTTCTCGCCATATAAGATGAATCGTAAGAAGCAGCAACAAGAATCGTCTACGGATTGGGAATCAATCTACGAGTCTCTCACACAGATTCGTAACGAAGTCCGTGACAATATGCCATACAAGAATCTGACGCTTCATACTTGTGAAGCGGACGATATCATCGCAGTTCTTGCCTCTCGGTTCTGTCAGAAAGAAAAGGTCATCATCATTTCTGGTGACAAGGACTTCCAGCAACTTCAGAAGTTTGGCAATATCGAACAGTATAGCCCGATTCAGAAGAAGTTTCTGGTGTGTGAAAACCCACACGCTTTTCTTGAAGAACACATTATGAAGGGTGATACGAGCGATGGTATTCCGAATGTTCTATCCGATGATGATGTGTTTATCGCCGAGGACAAGCGACAGAAGCCTCTCACGGGGAAAGCAAAGAGAAAGATTCAAGAGGTGATTTCAAAGAATGAGATTGACGAACTCATCTCTAGGAACTATGATAGGAATCGAAAGTTGATTGACTTCGACTTCATTCCTCAATATGTCGTTGAACTCGTCAACGACACATATGATAGTCAAACCGTTCCGCAAAGAAGCGGACTTCTAAACTACTTCATTCAGAAAGGATTGAAGAATCTTATGGAAAACATTGGAGAATTCTGATGTCTAGGGATTACAGAAAGCAAAAGAAGCGTTCTTGGGGTGATGATTACTCCGAAGATGGAGACCACGGTATTCGCCGAGAACAGCGTAAAGGTAAGCGTAAGCAGAGTAAGAAGATTCTACGGGACTTGATGGTCGATTCTCGTAATGTTGAAGATTATATGGAAGACCTTGAAGAAGGAGACTGGTGATGGTAGCAGAAAAAATCAAACTATCCGAAAAGACACTTGCGATTCTAAAGAACTTTTCTGGAATCAACTCTAACATTCTCATCAAGCCTGGTAGCACTCTGAAGACTGTTTCTTCGATGAAGAACATTATGAGTGAAGCACAGATCGAGGAGGAGTTTGACCGTGAGGTTGCCATCTGGGACTTGAACCAGTTCCTTGGCACTGTTTCTCTCTTTGACTCGCCTGAGTTTGAGTTTGAAGATAATCACGTTAACATCTATGGCAAGAATGGTTCGAGTGTTCGATACTACTATTCTGCCAGCAATCTCATCACTTCTCCTACCAAGGACATTGTGATGCCTGAAGCGGTTGTTACCTTTGACCTCAAGCAGCGAGACCTTATCGAACTTCAGAAGGCTGCTTCTGTTCTTGGTCTTCCAGATATCTGTGTTCGTCCGAACGGTGATATGCTTGAGATGGTTGCCATCGACAAGAAGGTGAACAGTTCCAACACTTACTCTGTCAATCTCGGTGAACTGCCGACTGCGGACGAAGACTTCAAGTTCTACTTCCGTGTAGAGAATCTGAAGATGCTTTCTGGTGATTATGAAGTTTCAATCGCGAAGAGCGTTGTCAGTCAGTTTGAACACAAGACCGCTGACATTAAGTATTGGATTGCACTCGAAGCGGATTCCGTCTACAATGGATGAATTTCTCTGGGTAGAAAAATATAGACCTCGGACCATCGAGGATTGCATCCTTCCCTCAACTATCAAGGATACCTTCAAGGAGATGGTAGATTCTGGCGAAGTTCAGAATCTCCTTCTCTGCGGAGGGCCTGGTTGTGGTAAGACTACTGTTGCGAAGGCACTCTGTAATGAACTAGACACAGAGTATCTTATGGTCAACTGTTCGGAAGATGGAAACATCGACACACTCCGAACAACCATTCGTAACTTCGCCAGTTCAGTTTCCATCAATGGAAACAAGAAGGTTGTAATCCTCGATGAGTTCGATTATTCCAATCCGCAATCGACTCAACCAGCACTTCGTGGATTTATGGAAGAGTTCTCGAAGAACTGTAGATTCATTCTGACTTGCAACTACAAGAATCGCATTATCGAGCCACTTCATTCTCGATGCACGGTTGTTGAGTTCAAGATTCCAACCAAGGAAAAGCCGCCCCTTGCACTGAAGATTCTTGGTAGGGTTAAGAGCATTCTAAAGCAAGAAAGCATTGAGTTTGACGAAGAAGTTCTAGCCAAACTCATCATGAAGCATTTTCCAGATATTCGCAGGATTCTAAACGAACTCCAGCGATACTCTGTGTCTGGTAAGATTGATGTTGGTATTCTATCCCAACTAGGCGATATCAGCATCAAGGAGTTGGTTGGCTTCATGAAGAACAAGGAGTTTACCAAGGTTCGTTCGTGGGTTGTGGACAATCTCGACAACGACCAGACTCATATCTTCCGAACACTATATGATGGTTTCTATGAGTATCTAAAACCACACTCGATTCCAGAAGCAGTTCTCATTCTGGCAGAGTATCAATACAAGTCCGCATTCGTAGCCGACCACGAAATCAACATGGTCGCGTGTCTTACAGAACTTATGATGAGGTGCGAAATCAAATGAGCGAAACACTATATCCATCCAGAGGAAAAGTAGCGATTCAAAGAGAAAATACAGGTGGACAGAAGACCACCGAGCATGGTATCATCTACAATGAAAAGCAGAAGGATATCTTCTTCCGAGGAAAGGTTCTTTCTGTTGGACATCCAAAGGTTCTTCCAAACGGAAATGTTCTTCCGCATGAATTCAAGGAAGGTGATATCGTCGTCTACAATATGAGGGGTGTCAATGAGTTTCGAGGTATTGACATCGTAGATTTTGAGCATGTGATTGGAGTCGTTAGTGAATCTGAGTGAAATTCTAAACTCAATCAATCACGGTAAAGACAACATTCTACGCGAGCGAGATGAGCGTGAGGAGAAATCCTACGCTCCTTTCGTCGTTAACAGATGTCTTTCCTATTTTCCAGACACTATCTTTCTTGTGAACAACATGAATGCCATTCCAACAGTTGATAAGAGAATGCACTATGAGTATCTTCTTCATTCTGTTCGCAAGAGAAAGCGGTTTAGTAAGTGGTTGAAGAAGGAAAATGACCCACGATTGGCTTGGATTAAGGAATATTATGGTGTTTCTGATCAAGTAGCCAGGGAGTATTTGTCACTTTTGACTGATGAACAGATTGAAACCGTCAAAAACCACACGACATATGGCGACAAAAACTAACAAAACCTACATATTCGGACAATATGGAGGTTTTTCTAATGGAAAGAATAGAACTCGGAGTCGAAGACTTAGTGGAAGTTAGACTCAAGGAAGAAGACGATTTTCTAAAGGTTCGAGAGACACTCACTCGTATGGGTGTGTCGTCTCGCACAGAGAACAAACTATATCAATCGTGCCATATTCTTCACAAGCGTGGTAAGTATTACATTGTCCACTTCAAGGAGTTGTTTGCACTGGATGGACTGCCTACAGATATCAGTGAAACAGACATTGGAAGAAGGAATGCAATCGCCAGTCTCTTGGATGAATGGGAACTATTGGAAGTGGTTGATGAAGACAAGGTAAAAGAACCAAAGGTATCCCTTGCACAAATCAAGATTATTTCCTATAATGACAAGAAGGATTGGGAACTTGTTCCTAAATACCATATAGGAAGACGAAAGTAAAATAAGGAATCTTTATTATGGCAAAACTAGTGATAAAGTTCCCCACAAGGGGACGCCCTGAAAAGTTCAAGAAAGTTCTTCAAAAGGGCATCGACTACCTATCGGGTAAGCACGAAATTCGATACGTCATCACGATGGATGATGATGACGCAACGATGAACACCGAAGAGATGCGGGAATGGCTCGACTCTCGCGGTGTTGATATCAAGTATAACTACGGACACTCGAAGACAAAGATTGAAGCATGTAACGCCGACCTCGAAGACGAAACAGGCGACATTCTTGTTCTTACCAGTGATGATATGGTTCCGTGCCTTGAGGGTTGGGATGATATCATCGCTATGGGATTCGATCAACTATTCCCAGACTATGTTGGTGCAATCAAGTTCAACGATGGTCTTCGACCAAAGGAAGACCTGTTGATGACGCTTCCCGTGATTGGATTCCCTCTCTATGAGGCGATGGGATATCTTTATCATCCTGATTATGAGTCTCTATACTCCGACAACGAAATGACCGTTGTTTGTGCCAAGTTGAACAAGTTGGCAGTCTCTCCAACTTGTATTATTCGCCATGAATGGGTGCCAGGAAATCATCCCGAAGCAGATGAACTCCATCAAACACAGGAAAGTGCAGAGCAGTATCGAAAAGATGGTGCCGTGTATCAAGAGCGAATGAAGAATGATTTCGATGTGAAACTTATAAAGGAGCGTCTTGATGCCAAAGGACTCATCACAACTTAAACTGAGTATTCTGATACTCTCCATCCCGTCTCGTCTAGAGAAGTATACAAAACTTCAAGACAAACTTCTTGGTCAGATTGGAGACCGAGAAGATGTGGAAGTTCTGTGTATGATCGACAACAAGTCTTTTCATATCTTCGAGAAGAGAAATGTTCTTCTACAGGCTGCTCGCGGAAGTCATCTTGCTTGGCTCGATGACGACGATGATATTGCCGACAACTATATCGAGAAACTTACCGCTGTGATCGAAGAAGATCCATCGTGGGATGTTATCTCTTTCAATCAAGATACCTATCTCGATGGTAAGCACGCCAAGATTTATTGTGAGATGGGAAACCCCCACGATCCCGTGCGTGTGGACGCAAGCGGAAACTATATGGATACTCTTCGTCCGCCGTATCATTGGTGTGTGTGGAGAACAGAACTTGCACAGTCTGAATCTTTCCGAAGTGCTTATTCGCAGACAGGTCAATCGTGTGAAGACATTGATTGGCTTATGCGTTTGTATCCAAAGGTTCTACGATCATACAAGTTGGATGACTTTCTTCATATCTATCGTTGGTCATCCGAAGGAACGGAGTCTGTCGTCAAATGAAAAGATTGATTACATTTTCCCTGTGGGGTGATGACCCATTTTACACCACGGGTGCGTATAGGAATGCAGAACTAGCCAAAGAGATTTACCCCGATTGGATATGTCGTTTCTATGTGGCAGGAAAGAACACACCACAGGAAGTCATTGACAAACTCGAATCATATGACAACACAGAAGTTGTTGTTATGGATGAAGAGGGAACACCAAACTCGATGATGTGGAGATTCACCGCGTGTGACGATGATGATGTGGAGTTGTTCATCTCACGCGATACAGATTCTCGTTTGTCTATTCGTGAGAAGGAAGCAGTAGACGAGTGGATTGAATCGGGAAAGAACTTTCATATCATGCGTGATCATCCATATCACGTTGCCGCTATTATGGGTGGTATGTGGGGAATGAGAAAAGGTGCGATGAGAGGAATGAAGAATCAGATCGAAAACTTCATTCGTGGTGGATATCATGTTGACAAGAAAGGTGCAGACCAAGCATTTCTTTGGGGTATTGTTTGGCCTATTGCAATAAGC